TAAGGCGTCGTACTGTTTGATTCTGTATTTCATAACTCTATTCGTATTAATGTTAATGCGAGTCTTCTTGCGAATGCTCCTCTACTCCTGTATGTGCCTTTCCATACCCGTTTACTTCTACTGTCTAGGATTCTGGTAAGTATCTTGGTGCTCTTGCTGCTCAATCTCTTGATCATAACAGTTCTATCTCTTGTTTTACTTCTTGCCAATAATTTAATATTTGTTTATCATCATCAATAATATTATCTATTATTTCATCTACTGCTATTAATGCACATCGTTTAGCAAACTTATAATCACTTACTTGCAAATTTCTATCATTATAAGCATCTATATACTTGCAATATAATCCTATTGCTTTATCTTTTGGTGTCATAACTTTTGTATCTCTACCTTTACTTCTGTCCAATATTGATGGCCTCTGTCCGCTCCCATGTCCGACAAGACTTCGTTGCAACATATTAGTGCGCACTGTTTGGCGAACTCGTGCATCGACACTCCTCTTGTGAAGTCCCTGCCCAAATCGAAGTAGCTATTGTACAGCTCTACTGCTTTCTCTTTTGTGGTTATCATAACTAGTCTTTAAATGCCGGTACGCGATCTATCTGCAATACGGTCTCTTCCCAAAACTCTACTGCGTGTTGCGGAGCTCCGTAGTACTTTAACTTTACCAACACTTCTTTTGCCATTATCTTGGCACAGGCTTTGGCGTTCTCTCTTGAGTTGGTGTTTGTGTATTGATAGAACTCGTCCACCATACTCTCTGCTTTCTCCTTCTCTGTCATTGGTCTAGATTTCGTAGTTGTTGTAGTTTACGAAGTTGTTGCCTAAATCCGATTTGTATGTGTGTCTACCGAATAGTGGCTTCCACTCTTTTGTTACCACTTCCTTCTCCATCTCAATACGATTGATCATGTAGTCGCTCTCGCTCAACACTTTTGCTACGTAAGCCGACACGTCCTTAATGTTGTCGTACTCTCTTTCAATACCGTTCTTGAATGTGATCTTAATTCTGCTTCCGCCTTCGATTAGACTCAATGGGCTTTTTTCGTACCGGTTTCTCATAACTTATTGTTTTATTATAATCAAATATACTGCTATCCGCGTTTGTAAAGAAATCTAAGTTTGTGGTTACTTTCCGCTGTGTTTTCGTATCCACTCGTACATGAAGTCTATTGCAGGTGGTGGCGCAGATTTGTCCGAAGTGGCTACCGATTCCGAAAAGCTGGTTGACGTTGACGATTCCGAAGCAACCAAGGAACCTGTCAACTCGCTTGATTGTGACTGTTGCTTCATCGTACGTTTAGTTTTAATTCTGATGTTGGTATAATGTTTCCTATTCCTACCCAACCTGCGGATGTTATGCGCATCCTCTCTACTCCGTTTGTGTAGAACACTCTATCGGGTGCGACCTTTGTATTTACTAGGCTCTCGGGTTTGCTACTTATCGGGAGCGCGAGTGCGATCGAGGCGAATAAGGAGTTCTTAAGAAAATCTCTTCTATTTGACACGCTTCGTTTTCTTATTACGTTTATCTAATTGTTCGGTAAGTTTCTGGATTCTTATCGACGCGTACCATTTGCCCATGTTTCCAGTAGGTTTGAATACTTCTTTCCAGTACTTGATCTGCTCTAGAATCTTGCTCTTGGTCATAGATCAAATATACTGATTCGTGTTGTGTTGGTAAAATTAAAGTCTAAAGTCCAAACCTAGACTTGTACACATTATAGTTTTGTGTTATTTCTCCTGCAGTTAATGCTCTATTATAAACTAATATAACATTTATAATACCTACCCAATATTCACTGCTTCTACTTGGATTTGGAGTTGTACCTATATACGGTGTTGTTATAGATGGAGTTGCTGACGTTGAATTTCCTGTTCCGTAAGAAGTGTCTTGTAAATAACAGAAAAGAGAACTTCCGCTTCTACCAAAAGTTAACATATAATAGCTGTTAAGTGTTAATGCAGCTTGGCCTGTTGTATTAATACCATCAGTAAACCAGTTACCATAACTCATTCTAGGTCTATCTCCATTTGTTCCAAAAAGTAAACCATTACCATAACTATTCATTGTATACAACCAATCCCAATCAGGAGAAAAACTGTATCCATCTGTATGTTTGAATATACAAGTCCAAGTAAAATTACCAGTATAAGGCGATGTTCCTAGCGTATGAGCACCATATTTGTTATTACCAAATACAATACCGCCTCCATAAGTTGCATCAAATGTGGTATTTGTTAAAGTTGCATTATTACTATTTCCGCTTAAATCAGTCCATGTTGTTCCTGAACCATTATAACTTAAAGCATTACCAGCATCTAAGTTTGATATTAATCCGCTTGAGACTACAGATGGAGAAGTTGAGGACACATTTACATCTAAACTAAATCTTCCGCTATTAGATCTGTTTACTAACGTAAAGTTACCTGCGTTATTTCTATTTAGTAATTGTATTGGCATGCGTAAGAATAAATATGCCTAAGACTTCTTTATGGCCTCTTGCTCCTTAATGGTCTGTTGTACTTGAGGAAACAAGGCTTCGAACTGTTTAAGCAACGATTCTAGATCTTCTGCTTTTAGGCTATCTAGTGTGGCTTCCATCTTGCCCTCTGTGGTGATGTTCTCTAGTTCCTCTGTGTCTATGCCTTCTTTTGCCATAGAGGTAACGTCTTGAATCATACTCGTTAGACCTTCTATATTCTTAAGCGCTTGCTGTGCCTCTTTTAATGTCTTGTCTAATTGTTTACTCTGCTTCTTGCTTATGTTACTTTTCATATTCTAAAAATGGTAGTATTGCTAACTCTTTTGCTTTTGCTTCAACCATAATGTCCACATCCAACTCGTATGTATTGGGGATGGCATTAATATATAGCGAATGAGCTTGTGGTTTTTCTTTAATGTTGTTTTCATGTAATGCTTTTGATTCTGAGTAGTGCACTAGTTGCTTTATGTCTTTCGGCCAAGTCGTCGCAGCTAGCTCTAACGCTTCTTGCTCGGTCATATCTCCAGTACAAAATTGGTGGTGATGGTAGTCGAATACAATAGGAATTCCTATCTTCTTGTGTATGTACATTAGATCTTTAACGGAGTACATGGATGCTTTGTCGTCGTTCTCTACTGTTAGTCTACTACGTACTGAGTTAGATAGTCTCTTAAAGTTTTCGCAGAATCTATCCATTGCGGTGATCTTGTCTCCGTATACTCCGTTACAATGTATATTGATCTTATTGTAAGGCGTTTGTGAAAGCTCCATCATATCGAATAGTTTGCCGTGCATTTCTAAATCTGATATGGCGTTATCGACTACTGAGTCATTTGGCGAAGTAAGTACTACGAATGGACCAGGATGACATGTGATTCTCATATCCCAAAACTTGGCAAAATCTCCGGCCTTTTTTAATTCAGACTTGATCTCTTTGTAGTCTTTTAGTTCGGTTATGTCTATGTTATTTCCCCATGGAATTATGCTTGAAGATAACCTAAACAGTTTTATTCCGTGCTGTCTGTTCCACTCTAATATCTTAATGATATCTTTTGAATTTAGAAGGGTCAAATCTGAGACGTAGTCCATTCCTTTGGCTTCGAAGGTGCGTTTCATCATTGTTCTATTAATACTAACCTGTTTCTGCATAGTCATATTGATGCACGCGTATCCTAAATTCATAACTTTTATTTTTTTGTTTTTTTGTAGAATGTATTAGTCTTTTCGTCGTAATACGGAGCAGTTTTAGCTTCGTACAGTATCCATATCCACGTACCTACAATTCCAATTGCAATATATATCATAACTTTAATTTTTAAAAGTCTGTGCTCTCTTACATAGCTCGTTGCCTTCTATCTGATTTCCGTGTGGTAGTGGACTGCCTTTCTGATATCCACCCGCCTCTAACCACTGGGAAGGATCTACGAACTTCTTTTGGTATTCTATGTGCACTTGTGTCCATGTTACCGCGCTATTCTCGCACAGCTGATTTATGAACTCGGCTTCTTCTTTAGTCATTACTTTGTTATCTTAACGTATCTATTAAATAAATACTTCTTAAGCTTCTCGTAAGCCGGTGCATCGGTAGAGCATCCTAATCCCATGTGTTCTAAGATTGCTTTCATATCGTCTATTGTTTGCACTGTATCCCAATCTATAGGATACCACATAGGTTGTTGAGGTCCATCGAACTTTAAGATTTGTGCTTCTAATTGCGGAGCTTCTTCTACTGTCTTCTTAGTCTTTGTTGTTGGTTTCTTTGCTGTTGCCATTTTCTTTTTGTTGAATGTTTTTTAATGCTTCGTATAAAGCGTCTTGAATTACGGGACTTTTTTTCTCATATTCTTCCACTAATTCATTTATACTCTTCTTTTTTGGTTCTTTATAAGTAAGAATTTCTTTTACGGTTCTCTGTTTAACAGAAAGATTCTTCCATAAGGTATCTTTTCTTTTTACCAGTTCTGCTAATATCTGCAGTCTCTCTCTTTCCATTCTCTCAGTAAAGAATGTAAGCAAGAACCATCTCTCGATGATTTCGTGCCAAATCTGTTTAAGCTTCTTTAACATCTTCTACTTTTTTGGGGTTAGTCTGATTCTTCCACTCTGTTTTAGATGCATAAGACCACTGACTTCCTGCCATTTGATAAGCTTGTACATCGGTAACTCTAATAATGTTACCTGTCTTTTTGTTTTTTAAACACTTCATGTTGTCCATGTTTTATTTGATTAAGAAATACATTTTAAATTTACACAATTTATTACAATCTTGTATTAATTTATTTATGGTATCTTTCCACTCTTTGTGCTCTGCCTTCTTACGTTTGTCTGGTTCTTTAGAAAACATGTGCTCTATTTGATCTACTAAGTCTATTACAACTGCCATAAATTAAAACCTTTTGGCTAAGCTTAATATGAAAGCCTCTTCTTCTTTAGATAATACATTCCATTTTGTGTAGATCTTATCTAAAGCTTCTATAAATTCTAATTCTGTTGCGCAGACTTGTCTATCTATGTCGGTGTGTTTTATATATTGTTTATCTTTCAACCAATCTATAGCTTCTTCTATTTCGTAATCGCTACAGTCTTCTAAAAAATCTTTAACGTTTACATCAACGTCAATCTCTGTGTCTACAGGTACTAAAATGTTTGGCATAACTTTTATTTTTTTATTTTATTAAATGATATTTGTCCGTCGGTAATAATCATATACTCTTGACTTGTCTCTTGTACATCTACGAAGTAGTATCTACCTCCTGTTGCCTTGCCTTCTTTGTCTATCTCGTTCTGGTATGTGTGACCAACCACTTGAATAATCTTCTTACGTAGAGTTTTCTTATTAGCATCCATTAAAGCTTTAGGTCTTATCCACATCGGTCCTTGATATGTCTCGTTACCGTATCCACCTGCGCCAGCCCATTCTGTTGTACCAAACATTTTAAAAGATCTATAATCGAGAGCGTGTGGTGCATATCGCAATAACTCGTTTACTTTATCTATCATATTATCCAATGTCCAACCTATAACTGTGTCGTCCAACCATTCTGAACTAAAACCTGCGTGGCTAAATACGAATTCGCCTTCTCTGTATGCCATCTGAAAGTGTTGCTTGTTCTCTTCTACTAATTGCTTTATTACGAACGCCATTCTTGTCTGATAACCTGAAGTACTTGAATCGTTAATGCCTGGATAGTAGTGATGGTCGTGGTTACCTAATAACATGATAACTTGTTTACCGCTAGTCTCTTTGAATTCTACGATCTCTTTGAAGTTGTGCATCTGTTCTACAGCAGAAATATCAAAAGAATCGAAATAATCACCTAAGAATATGACCTTGTCGGCATCAGTCTCTTGTGCTACTATTTGTTTCCATTGGTCTCTACCATGGACATCGCCTATGATAATCGTTTTCATAACTTAAATTTAATCTAATTAATAATGCTGATAAAATCTATCTCCAAAGTACCTGAATTGCCACTATAGCAAATCCTAATAGAATAGATATGATTGTTTTTGCTGTGAATGGTTCTTTAAATAGGATGCCACTCATTAAAGTAAACGTAATGATACCTAAAGAGAATCCAAGTAATCTGCTTGGCCATATCTCGCCTTCAAATGCTTTAACAAAATACTGTACCGACTTTAAATAGAACCAACTTAATGGTATGGCGCAAAGCATAGATGCCCACAAATATTTGGGATACCACCCATATTTTATACCGCCTTGCAATTGCATAAAAGATCCGATCTGCCCGATTAGGCCAAATAAAATACCGTAAAATAAATTCATAACTAATTTGTGTGTTGATTAAATGTTCTCTTCTGTAGTTGGCATGGTTAAATTCATCATGTCTCCGCCGGTTTCCTCTTGTACATTAGTGCCTTTCTTCCCTTTTGCGACTAATCTTTTCATTTCCTTATGTATCTCAACTAAAGATGCAGCGTAATCTTGTAACTGCTCTCTCTCGTCCGTGGTAAGATTCTTGATTGCCTCTTTAACGGAAACTGTTTTCATAGCGCCCATTTCCGGAGTCTCTTCTATGCCTTCAGATAGTAGATTCGCGATATAGTTTGAATACTCAATTGGTTTTATGTAGCTCATGTGTTTTGTTTGTGTTAATAAATATTAGCCAATTGAAGCCTGAGCCAGCTGTTTAAGCTTCTTGCCTACCTCAGGGTCTTTAATTATCTGTATTGAATAATCTGTCTTACCATCCACGATCAAGTGACCTGTGAATCTCTCTGCTGTGCTGTGGTCTACGCATGTGGTGCCATATCCTAGCGCCACTCTTTTAGGGTGGATCTCTTTGTTACATATTTTGCAATACTTTTTATTCATTAGAAGTGTACTTTTTTAATGTCCTTAATTTGCTGCTGAATCAATTTAGCTGCTGTCTTGTTTCCTTGAGCGAGGTAGAACTTAACTTCCTTCTCGAGTTCTTCGATAGTCTCTATTAGTTCGTCTTCGTTCTCGTTGTAAATGTCGCCAATTTCAATTTCTTCAAACATAGTTTATAAATTTTGGATTTGTTCTAATAATTTTGTTACCGCTTCTTCTGTCAAATAACCTTCTACATCGTTGGTCACTGGTGTACTATACGTTAGATCATCATTACTGTCTGTCACAGCTAACTCGTATAGTCCTTCGTTTCCACCGTAAGTGTGCGGTCCTTTGACTACTGATGCGCCGTATCCATTATCAAATTTGATACGACTAATGATACCTGAACCCATTGGATGGGTTTTAAATTCTAAATCGCTGAATGTTTTCATGTGTTTATTTGTTTTATATGTTACCAACTTGATTGATATGTGTACTCTGCTGTATCTGCATCTCCTGCTGACACGATACTCATTAAGATATCGTACGTGTTCTGTACTTTTTCAAAATAGTAGTCGTCGTACTCTGTATTACCAAAGAAAAAGCCTGAGCTTGATGGTAATAACTGCTCTGCTTTGCTATGATCGTCTAATACGTCTTCGCAAGCATTCAACAGATCTCGTAATTGTTCGTAGTCTACACGATACTCTCTGCAATCGTCTTCGCCTTTCTGTACGTTCTTTACGAACCAATTGTGAATCTGATTTGCTTTGCGCCAATATCCGACCTCTTCTACTATGTATTCAATCTTTTTTGGATTGATGGTAGGATGAGGCTCACCGCCTTGTGTAACTACTACGTCGCATCTTTCTTCTTCGCGTACCCATTCTCCTGTGTATAAGAATGTTTTTTTGTACAAATACATGTCTAATCCCATAACTTTTATTTTTTAATTGTTTTCTAAAATGATTTGTCCACCATAAAAATTTCCGCGTGATCCGAAGCCAAAGCTATATTCTAAGCCATCTAATTCTGCGACCACTATCTGATCTTGATTGTCAAATCGAATCCTTGTTCCTGGTATGTTATCGAAGGCTTCGGTAACCTTTTGTAGATCGTCGAATAACGTAGTATCTACATAATCTTCGTTACTAATAATAAGTGCATACAATTTCATATACTTTATTTTTATGTTATTAATTAAGCTACTTCTACTACAGTAGTAAATTTACTCATGTGATCAAGATACCTTTCAGTTTGCTTGGCATTGTATTTAACGCTATCAAAGTTCTCCCAATTGTATACAGTTGCAATGAAGTCGTCGAATCTTGCTTTAGTAACAACTATAGGACTGAATGATCCGTCTTCTACAGCAGTAGTCTTTATGTTCATCTCTACCTTACCATTTTTGATATGACCTACAACTTCGAATGCATACACTCGTACGTTGTCGTATCTACCTCTACCAGTTTGTAGATCGAAGTACTGAGGTTTTGTTTCTAGCGTATAAGCTCCTTCGAGATCTCTATCAATGTTATATTGTCTTTCGCACTCAGTACGAGAAGATATAGTATGCGTGAATCCAGCTTGCTTGTAAGAAGCGAGACCTTGTTCTAATATTTCAGCTTCTGTTTTACGTATAGCAAATTCTGTGTGAGATATTGGTTGCTCGAATGTAGCGTAACGTTTTTGTGCGTACTGTTGATACTCAGCTTTCCATACTGGCATCATAAAATTGATTTGATTCAACAAAACTGCAACCATACCTAAAGTTTTTAAGTAAGCAATAGTCTTAGTATCGTCGTACTCGCACTCTTTAGAATAGAAACTTAATTTTGCTTTAGCCTCTTCTTTGTACCTAGAGTAATAGTTTATGGTAATAGCATTGTGTCTCCACATATCTTTTACGTCTGCTTCAGATGAATAGATCTGTAATGTTTCTCCACCACTTTCGATCTTAATTGTGTAAGTTTCACCAGTAAATTTGTAAAACCATTCAACGATACTTGCTTCTAACGTAGCAACTTCTTTACTAAAGACATTGTCGTAGTAATACTTAGACGCTTCTTTTTGAGATTCCAATTGTGACTGTAACGCGGTCAACGTAGTTTGTAGTGTATTCATAACTTTTATTTAATATTAAAAAATTTGTATATATGATGCCTTATTTGGCAGCAACAGGGTAAAAGTACTACTATCCTCCGAAACAAAAAAATTATTTATCAAGTATCTTAAAAGTTCTTCATAGAGAACCAACGCGTTATGTATATCGTTTTTTAGCATGCATAACTGATTGGTTTCCAATACGCATGAAAGGGCTTATTTTGGGCTCTTTTGGCACGCTTTGTACCAAATGACTATAATATACTAAGCTTTTTGTTTTTGGACCAATGGGGCAGACTTGGGAGCTCCGAAAGTAAAGAATTTGGTCTTGTTAGATGGCTGATATGGGCACGATGAGCATGCCTTACCGAATAGATCCATGTGATAGTCGCAACCGATTTGATCTGAGCTGCACGGTTTGATAGCGATCTTCTTACCAAACTTTTTCGTAAACAATTGTTTCATAACCTTTAGATGGAGTTTATGTGTATTTAGAGATGAGTGTGTCTATAATTTGTTTTTCGCTTTCAATTAAAACCTTTTTGTTTTGCACTGTCTTTACAAATTGTATGTGCTTCTCTACTACTTGTCTCTTAGCTGCAAATAAACCTGATATTCTGGAACCTTCAATACACTGTTTGTATTCTTTTGATAAGGCCTCTTTTAATACCACTAATTTTTGATCGTACGATAAGTCCTTGTTTTTCTGTCTGTTCTTAAAAGATTCTGCCAATTCAAATGCTTTGATTAATTTATCTCCCATTTTCGTTAGCGTAGATCTTTTAGTTTCCATTACTCCTTGCTTTTAACCATGTATTTGTATATAGTTCTCTGAAGTTCTTGTAGAGCGGCTGTGTTATCCCTTATTAGGGTATCTAATCTGTCTCTCTCTTCTACAATTATCTTTAACATCTGCTCTTGTAGCTTGTCTATCTTTTCTTCTAGCTGTTCGTTCTTCTTAACAAGTCTTAAGTACTGTTGCCATGCAAAGTAACCTAATAAAAATGCTAATATTCCCAATATGCCGTATTGCATAAAAGCGGAACCTACACTAGCGCTATCAACCGTTGTTTGTAAAATCGTCATCGTTTTAGTTTAAATTTGAATACTTCCTACACAATAAATCTTCCCAATTCTCTGCTAAAACTTTGATTTGTCTTGCATTTACTTTGATCTGCCCAGTATCTATTAGCAAAACCATTGTGTCTACCCAAACCTCTCTACTGTTTATGTGTAGGTATTCGTGTAGCTCGGTAGGAATCTGCGCCTCTTCCGCTATTTTATCTAGTTGGTCGTAAATTAACATATCCTGAACATAAATATTTGTGGTTAACCAATGTTGTATTCTTTTTTAAGAAATCTAAGACATTTTTTATAATCTCTTCTCTCTACCTTTAAAGCGTCCTTCTCCAAAGGATTCTGATGGTGTGGCAGATATTTGGCCAAGATCTGATACTCGTGCATAGAATGTTTAACATAATGTGTGTATTCGTGTATGATTGTCTTAACAAGCTCGGCTAGATCATGGTGAATCTCTCTATTAACAAATATGGTTTGATCTATCTCATCGTAGTATCCGTAGTCGTCGCCTGAAAGATAATCAGGCTTCCTAAATTCTAGGGCTGGATATGCGCCGTTAATTTTAGACCTTCCATAGGTAAAGTAACACCAATCCAATATCTTCTGTGCCGTGGCTCTTGTTACCCAATTTTTTTCATTGCTCATAAACCTAATGCTTTTCTTTCTGTTTTAGTTAAATTTGCTATTGCTTGTTTCTTGGCCTTTTCGTACTTCTTAAGACGAAGCTTCTCTTTATCTTTATTTTTGGTTGATATATTTTTCATATATAAGTTTATACTTCTTTGATAGTTTGTTTAATTTACCTCCTGGTATTTTGTTATTGAATTCAAAGTAATCTGAATCGATACACGTGTATGCCTGAATCTCGTCAGAGAATACCTGCTCCGTATATCCCATATCTGTTAAGTTCTTACACATTCTGTTGTATGTTTTAGGATCTATCTCTTTTGTAATGGCGTCCACTTCTGTCTTATACTTGTTATCTATATGATAATAGGCATGACATAATTCGTGTTGAAATGTACTAGATACGGTGTCTGCTACTCCAATGATATATGCTTTGGATTTAGGTCCGTACTTTAAATTAATGGTCTCTCTAATCTGATCTAATATCTTACCCATAGTTGCATCGTAAGGAGTGTAGTATGTGTACCTCTCTCCCATTTTATCGTAACACTTTTCTGCCACCTTTAAAGGAAAGTTAAATCCTACCCAATCTGCTGCGTAACTAAAATTATCGGAGTGTTTTCTGCTGTACCACTCTATGTAGTCCCATATTTCAAAAGCTTTGCCTCTGAATTTAGGGTTAGGAGACTCGTAGAACTCTTGTACTCTCATGAATAACATTGCTCTGTGATATCTATCTGGTACTATCACGGCAAATACCTTTGGTTTAATTTCTTTTATGTTATATTGTATCTTCATCTTGTTTTGGTTTATTCCATTTACTTTTAGATAATAAGTCTGCAAAATCCTTGTATCCATTTTCTACTGCGTATTCGTCGTTCAGCTTATCACGATACGCTTTGACATTTGCTTTATCGTTCATTGCTTCTGCATTTTCGAAGCCTAAGTCTATAGCGCAAGCTTGTTCGCACCAATCATGAGACCCTATGTTTATGCTTATAGGCAGATCCGTTTCCATAGACTCTATGAAGTCTTCGAATTGATTAGCGGATACAAACGGCATGCAATAAGATCCTTCTGCTATTTGGTATCCACTTTCGTTTTGCTTGTCGAATATTTCTACTCTACCCATTCTGTATCTTTCTCCCAATAAACTGAAGATGCCGTAACCAACAGTAGAATAGTAGTAACGACCTGGATGGGATACACCGTCTATGTCTATGCATTCAGGATTCGTTTCCATCCATGTTGCTAACTTATCTATTAACTGCTCATCTGTTAGTTCTTTGTTCTTTGCTCTGATATTCTGTAGGTACCACGCAACTCGTTTTCTATTTATCTTCATAACTTTAATTTAATAATTCGTCTAAGTCAATTGAATTCTCACTCATGATTTCCTTTAGTTTATCTCTGGTCTCTTCGAGTGTTTTATGAATAGCATCGTCTAGCTCTCCATATTTAATAAGTCCTCGTAAGTATTGATCCATGTCCCATAGTGCTATCGCCATGTTTACTGCTTTAACACATCTTAAATGCGCTATCTTATCTTGTCCTTCATCTAAGTCAAATTCTAATATCGCTTTCATATTATATATTTTCTTGTTTAAATAGCTTTTCAAATCGCTTTGGTAACTTATCATACTTACCTCTAAATGTGGTTGGCATCGCAGCGATAATCGTCTTGTTCCTATAAGGCAAGTTATTAGGACTGCTCCACTTTCTAGTCTTCCTCATCCAATGGTAAAAATACAAATAAGCATTCGCTTTCTTTATGTAGCTTTCTTTATCAATACTCAAGTTGTATTTACTTATTAACTTAACAGCTCTCTTCTCATTGTCTAATTCTAGATCTATTACGCCTTGTATCGCAGCATCTACCATAGAATTAGAGAACTTCTCACCTGATATCCAAGCGTCTACAGCGAACAGATACTTATTTGCTTTCATATAAACCGGTATCTTATTTACCCATTGTGTAAGGTGACTGTATTCGTGTACCAATATTTCGAATGAATCTTTCTGTTTCATTGCTACTTGTAAAGTCTTACCTTCATCATCAAAATATCCAGTGCATCTTACAGATGGAATTGGTTTTAAGTACTTAACTTCTTTAAGCTTACACGATATCTTGTGTTTCTTACAACCGCTTTTTACTATCTCAATAAATGTCTTATCGTTTTTGCTTAATCTCATATCTTATTTGTTAAAATTTAATTTAGAATACATTTTAGTGCTGTACTGCATCTGTAGATCGTACGCATTTATCTTACTTGATTTGTCTTCGTAAGAAGCGGACACATTCAAATCCCGCATCCAAGCTTGGAATTCTGGATTGGCCATTGTCTTTTCTCTGTCTTGTATTAACTGCATTTCTTTTTCTATATCTTGTATCATATTTAATTTTTAAAGTTTATATCGTATCTAATACCTAATGAAGGTTCAAAATTGGTAACTCTATTATCGTAGTGTATTACTGAATATTTTGATACGTTTCTAAATATACCTTTCATTTCTAAATGGAATCTTTCTGTAATACGAACTTCTTTTGTAAACCCAAAAATATAATACAAAGAAGAATTTGACTTCACATCTATATTATGAGTTAATTCTAGTAGAGATGATGGTAAATAGTAATGTAACCAACCACAACCGATAGATAAATCAAACCCATATTTTAAAGGCGTTATATAATATATACCCATACCAAATCTTTTATTTGAACTTAATATAAATTTATCCGTTTCACTATAATTTTTACCACTGTCAAAATCTTCTGGATAAATTATTTTATCTCTATATATATCAAGTCCAAATCCGTCTTGTTTTGGGTCTCGTCTCCTTTCATAATAAACGTTACCGTATGGAGAAACTCCTAAACTATAGCTATTCCAATGTTCATATTTTGGCACATCGTAGTTATATTCTTTAATATAAGTGATAGTTTTAATTTTTTTCAATCTATATTCCTGTGCGTAAGAAACGAACGACGGTAATATCATTGATAATAATAATAACTTTTTCATAATCTTTATTTATATTGTTTTTAAATTATTCTGCATATTCTTGTATATCATAATAGTGATCAGCTTGATAGGGAGATACACTAATAACGTTCTTAGCATTCATCATTCTCTTTACGCAGTTCTCGAATTCTTCGAATGAGTGGTACGGCGCATCTATTCTAGATCCATCGTCGTAAGTTACTTCTACTCTAGCGATCTTGTAATTCTCAATGTAACCACCAAAGCGGGCATTTTCGTATTGGCTTTCTGTGTAGAAAGTGAATTCAATTCCTGTTAAGTTGTCTATGTACATAGTTATGTTTTTAAATTATTAATAGCAGTATGGTCCTATCATTGTCAAAGGTACATCGTATCTACCAAATCCGTCTACCTCGTGTACAGTAGCTTTAGTCAATCTGATATCTTTTATGATGAATACTTTACCGCTTGTCTTCTTGTGTTCTACTACGACCTTATCTCCAATTTTGAAAGCTTTACGCTTCTCTTTTGAATCGGCTTTTTTCTTTGATCTAATAGTGTCTACTACCATTCTATTTAACTTTGATAATTCTAATACCGTTAATTTATCTAATTGTGACTGAGTCATGTTTTATATTTTTATTAATTAAAGTAATAAGATGCTTGTTCCCATCTACCATCGACATTTGTTTCTACTACGTAATCTCCATTGTATGGTCTGTTCTCTCGTAGTACTAACCAAATTCTATGAGTGTCGGTTTTGATCTTTAACTCATCACCGTCCCATGCTTGCTCGATTGTTTCCATACTGTTTAATTCAGCTTTAGTGTATTCGTGTAACATAATTTATTATTTAGATTTGTTATAAAATTTAGAATCGTCAACTTCGTTGTAAGAATAGTCTACAGTTATTCTCTCTTCTAAGAACTTCTCTTTAACAACACCTATCTTACGATCTTCTATAGTTACTGTACCAACTCCATCGTAATGATCTAATTCTATTTCGTCGTACTTAGCACACGCATCTGAGTAAGTAAAGAAAGGACCATACATTTTGTTATATTCTTCTGGAGCATCGTATCCGTCTAATATGAATGATTCTCCGTATCCGTCTTTGTACTTCATATAGTAAGCAGACTGAGTAACGAACCACACATTAGGAGATTTGCCATCACCGATAATTTCACTAGCCAAATCTTTAGCTAATTTTGCTGTAGCAGTTTTGTATTCAGCTAAAGCGTCTGTCTCTTCTACTTTAGTAGCTTCTACTTTAGGAGTATTTAAGACGCCAAACAATAAAACGTATTCTCTGATCTTAGTTACAATTTCGTCTCTCGTCATACCTTTATAATCTAAGTGCTTAATAGACCATGCGCCTTGTGGATGAGAATAGCTAATTGTATTTTTATCTCTTCCAGCTGTATACATATAACCTAATGCGCTGTTAACATGACCGCTATCTAACCATGCTGGAATGTGACATATTACTTTCCACAATCCACGCTCAGGATTCTGTACAAATCCTAAATGTCTTAAGTAAGTACGGTAAGTATTGCTACGATAAAACAATTGCTTGTTGTATTTTTTCCACCAAGTTAGTTGTTCGATACCGTCCATTGCTGCGTGGAATTCTTTAGTAGTGAATGTGTCGCCTAAGTTCTTAGAATTAATAAACGACTTAACTGATTGAAACAAGTTTGACTTTGGTGGAGCGTTCATAGTATCTAATGCTTCTACTAAAGTGTCATGAGCTACGAATGTATCTTTTTGGTCCATACCACCGATATGCCATTCGATTAGTTCTTTATCTGTATAACGACGATACTCTTTCCAATCGTATACACTAAATACTGTACCGTCTTCTAATTCCATTTCCCACTCGTTTTGTACTTTATCGTATTGATCGCTCGTATGATTTGGCGCACCTAAGATAATTTGTAGATCTGCTAACGTAGCACTAATTGTAGCACCATGAAATGAAGTACCGTCCAACGATTTGTTTGTTTTCTTTATCATAACTTATTTTTTTGTTTTAATGTCTGTGAATTTAATATCTGTATCGGTTAAGTTTAATGTGTGACCGATATACACAACTACTAAGAATATTATTACTGATAACATATAACTTATTTTAAAAAGAAAGCAAATGTTTCTTTGATTATAGATAAAGATACCTCGTGATAAAACAACCATTTAATCCATGCGATTGGTGCAAATAGAAAGTCCATGATAGACCAAAATATGCTGTTATGGATTGTGTAACCAATCATTGCAGTTGCAAAGCAAATGATTGTGTAAAGAAATTCGTTTAGTTTTTTCATGTGTATATTAGTTTAATGATGGTAATGCTGAATATTCTACGTCCATGTTATGCCATTTTTTCATGTAAGATTGCCATGACATTTCGCCCGTATCTATTTTTGCTTGATCTAATTCCATATTATGAGGTACTCCTGCGATGAAGTCTTGATTGTCTAAGAATTCAAAGTTAACGTGACAATCTGGAAAAGACTCGCTAAGCGCTTTATGATTCAACTGCATGTTTTTCCACATAAGATCGTTGTCGTAATCTTCGAATATTACAACCTCGTGGTCAGTAACGATCTCTTTTGTAAGCGCATTTTTAATGTAAATTCTAACTTTCATAACTATTATTGTTTGATATAAGGTAAAATTACACAATTCTGGCTATCTAGAGCTGTTTTATTGAACTATTTTTGAAACTTCTTGATAGAGAACCAATCAGTTATGCATGTATTTTTTAAGTAATATCACAAAAAAGTGCAACTCATTGATAACCAACCAGTTGTATTAGGTTGAAAACCAATCAGTTGCACATTATGATTTTATTGATATGTAACGCGTTGGAAACGGTTACTTGTAGTCTATGATATCGTCTACATTTAGGTTACCTTTATCGTCGTAGCCTATACGTTCTAAGTGTTCTAAATAGAATGGATCTAAATTATAGAACTTGTTATTGTTCTCGTCTAATACCTCTTCATCATGTATGTACTTAGACTCTATGTTTCTTGTTATGCGATCGCTGAATGGATCCACTGCAAATAAGAAGCTACAGTTATAACACAACCATCTTAAGTTCTCTAATCTCCAATCGGATTTGTTACCGTTGCAGAAGTTAATCAATAACGGTACCTTCATATCTAATATGCGTTTCTCTTTGAATCCACACTCAGCACAACAATAACCTAATCTACCGTCTTTCATTAGCAGATCTTTAAGCTTCGCTATTCTTTGTGGATTCGATACTTGCTTTTCTGTAAGCATCTCTTCCAAGTCCTTCTTAAAATTGCTACCTTGAAAATTCTTAGGTATGCCTTTAGCAGATTGATTCATGTGAAAATCAAACAAGGTTTTACCTGTATCTCTATCTATATATTTCTTTGCATATTTCTTGTACGTAATGTACGTGATCTTCATCCATCTCGCAGCTTCGTGATTGCTACGCGTATTATTTATTGCCTCCCATATCTGATCTTCTGTGATCTGAAGACCTTGATATATAAATTGAGGTTTGTCTTTATTCTCTTCCACTAATCCTGGATTTTTGGATTTACCATTACTAATAAATTCCATAGATCGTAAGGATTTTCTAGTATTATTTCTGTATCTTTATCGTCTAATATGGGATTCAGCGTACCATCTGGATTTCTTCTGTCGTAAAGATAAAATGCTATTACGTCTGAACAAGCTTCGCCAAAGTGGAAATAGATCATGATGTCTATAACTGCTAAAAACTTTTCGTCGTACTTAAACATATCCATATCCATATCTGCGTACATCAAGCCTTGTCTCACGAATATCTCGTCCAAACTGTTTATCATTTGTACGAACATCTCTTTCTTCTTATCAGATTGTGTCTTCTTTTTTCTTCTTACATAAGACTTAACATTCAGCATGTTATCCACAGCAGTCTGCACCTCTTTAAAATTTTCTGTCATGTTAATTTGTTTTATCTGTGTGAGTAACAATCTTATTAACCTTTTTAGATCTAATCGATTCTATAAGTTTTGTCATTTTGTTACACGCCTCATAATCCTCTTCTTCGACGTAAAATAATATACACGTTTCAAGCGCGAATATCCATTGGTTCTTATGCAGTTCTATGTATGAATTTGAATCATTTATCTCAAAAATAGAAGCAAAGGTCTTCTTATTTTGTATGGCGTACTCTATCGCCTTTGGTACTTCGACCTTAAGAAGACCTTTTAGTATATTGGAAGCTTCTATATCTTGCGCCGACAAAGCACTCACGTTTTCAAATATGGCTCTAGCCGGTCTGTATTTTTTCATAACTTTCTGTAATGTGTTATTCTCCTCCGCCTTTGAATGTCTTCATTAGCATGTCGGAGATCGATGTCAATGGTATGGTGAATCCTATAACATTTTGATATGCGTTTCTATCGTCGTAAGCAATGGTAATACCCGCATCTCCCATTCTTTTTTGTAATGCAACAGATATCTTATTTGCCAATTCCTGCTTGGCTCTTGGATCTTGAATCTCTTGACTTAATACGAATTGCATCTTGATACCCATCTTTGTGGTGTTATCATTTACATCGAACTGTATTTGAAATGGCATCTTTTTGCCATCTATTGTCAAAGTTACAGGGTATCTAGGTTGTTGTGAAAGGGCCATCGTCTTTTATCTTATAAATATTTAGAATACGTTCTTGATGAATGTTCCCATCATTTTGTCTTCATGACCAATTAATGCAGCTACGTCGATCTTAAATCCCTCGTACTCGTAGGTTCCTGGTGCATCTACCGATTCTCTAATGATAACCTGTATATTTGGAATAATGTTTAGATCAACCTTAGTATTAGCATCGAAGTATATCATGATATCGTTTTGCTTTGGTTCTTCTATTGGACGCACCCTAGCTTCAAGGCGTAGGTCTGTCTTAGGCTGCTCATATTCTATATAGTCAGCAATTAAAGCCTGATCTACATATATGTTATTGAACCAGGGCTCTAACGAGAGTAATAGATTAGCATCACAATTCTCTACAACTATTCCTATATCGTACCTCGGTTTTAATATAGGTCTCTGATACTCGTCGTTCTCAATCCAACTACCCCATTTTCTAAGGTAGTTTCTTGCGGCTTTCGCTGATGCATTCTTAAAGTAGTCATCGTCCTTGCCAATCTCTTCTGTCCACCTGTGTCCTCTACAAGTTAAGTGGTATACAAACGCATCTCTTGATTGGATTAGCTGGTACCCGTGTAGTATCCATCTTTGGAATATATCTGAGTCTTCGTAAGGAAATGGTGCAAACAATGCATCGTGTCCACCCATTGCAACGAAGTCTTCTTTATATATGATCCACGGTGCAAACATACCATCTGTTGTTAAGTCTTTATACTCGTGTTGAGCTTCTAAAACGTATGCTTCGAATGCATCTAATTTTAAATTATCAAAGTCAGTACCAAAATCTCTAATGATCTTCTCTTCTCCAGCTGGGTGTAATGGTGGTTCTACTCTTGTTGCGCACACTACAGTTTCTCTTTGTAAGTGTTTTAACATATTCTCTAAGTAATAAGGACCTAAGATCATATCTGCATGCATAATACCTACCACTTCTGTTTCAGCTAACTGGATTCCTTTATCGTAAAGAATGGTATGACCGACCCTTTTATCAGATCTATATATCGCAGTGATATTATCGTCATTAAGACCCGCTAACCATTCTGTGGTACCGTCTGTAGATCCATCGTCTAGCATCACGATCTTACAATGAGGAGCGTGGGTCTTTATACTATGGTACGCATTCTTTAAATGTCTTAAGTTATTACTCGAAGGTATAACTAATGTAACTTGTTCTTGTGTTAACATAACTTCAATTCTGGTTGTTGTTCTTGTTTTTTGTTTACTATTAATTTAAACATTTGTAATTCGTATTGACCATTGGGTTCTGCATCGTATTGAATTATCTGAGGTAGATTATGTAGAATGTAATTGAATAACTCTTGATTTTGAAGTATATCTTCGTAGTCAGCTACTAGTATAATATCGTTTCTTAACTCTTCTACGAACTTGCTTTGCATATCAAAAGAACTAAGATCCTGCATGCGTTTAACATAATCGCTTGTATCTATACCGCATTTGATATTGTTAAAGAATGGTTCCACGCCCAATATTCCAGTATCTTTACAGTGTAATATCTCTAATCCAATATTGTACTTAACATTTGGTATTGGTTCTAATGTATCTGTTTGTTTTAGGAATCCACCCCATTTTCTAATGTATTCGTTCATTGATATGGAGTTATTTATTTGCCAAGCTTCATCTTTCTTTGCGAAGTCTTCCATCTTTTCTGCGTGTGCAAACTGCCCGCCTCTACAAGTTAAGTGATATACCATTGCAGACCAAGATTGAATCAAATCGTATCCTTGTAATTTAAACCTTCTGAATAGATCCGCGTCTTCAAATACAGATCTGAATATTGGATCGTGGCCTAAGTGTTGATCTTTTCTAATTAACCATGGAGCGAATATACTTTTGGTTGTTCTATCGCTTTTGTTTTCTTCTACGAACCGGTTAAACTCTTCTATCTTCAAATCTTCTGGCCACATACCAAAATCCTGTACTATCTTCTCTATTCCAGCTGGGTGTAATGGCGGTTCTACACGAGTAGCGCATACAATATTGTTTGGTGTTTTGATATCCATCATGTGTTTATCTGCATGAGGACCAAGAATCATGTCAGCGTGAAATGCTATTACATATTCTCTATCTGCCCATTGAAACATATTATCGTAAGCAAAGCCAATTCCTCGTGGAGTCTCTTCGTGATTTTGAATAAACTTAATGCCATTCTCTCTTAACCACTCTACAGTTCCGTCGGTATCTTGATCCACATACACGATGATTTGATTAGGATAGTAAGAATTATCTTGAATAGATTTGATACATGGTTTTAAGTATCTTAAGTTATTTTTCGAAGGGACGCAGAATGTTATCATCTAAAAAATCTTTTATATTTTTGCTTGTTATCTATTAGGTATTTAGGTAGTTCTGATTCGTCTAACCAAAATCTAAAATTAGTTCTACCTAAAACGTCTAGACCGTTTGCTAGTAAATCTTTGACTCTGTCCTTAACAGAATCGTTGTTGTACTCTTGGTGACCGTAAGCTTCTAACTTCATCTTAACTTGTTGTTCTCCACCCATAAATGTGAAGTGCCAACCTCCGTTATCTATGTATTCGTACTTAGTTTTTGATGGAGTTCTAAGATGGTTTAAACAAGCTCCGTCTATATTTGTGTATCTTGTTAATAATGTACCAGCCCAATCTTCTGAAGATCTTATGTTCATGTAACCTGAGTATGCTAATTGTCTTAACTTGTATATCTTATCGTTTTCTATTTGTGTATAGTCTAACTCTGGATTCCATATCTCGTCTAAATCTGTAACGAATACGAGATCGTCGTTCTCTGCTCCAGCATTTTCTATGGCAAATCTTATAGTTTCTTTTTGATAGAATTCTTTTAGCCAATGTAATTCTCCTTTTGGTACATTAGACGTAGTTAAAGCTTGAATACAAACTTGTTTAACATCTTTGTCTATATTAGGATTCATTATTCTTTGTTGTAAATCTTCGAATGATTTTGGAGGATCATAAGTTACATGATGATATATCTTATGTAAATACTTTGAGAACCTCTCTTTGTTATTCATGAAGTGCAATGGCTTCTGTTTACCTGAGAAAGTCTCTACGCATTCTATCAATACGAATTGATCTACATACGGATCTAACATTTCTAATCTTAGTTCTAATAAATCCAATTCATTAAAGAATGTAAACACATCAAATACTCTAGCCATATATCTTGCTTTCTTTTTTATATAATTCAAATTCTCTTGCTACATCTGTATAAGATTGCAATTGACCTTGTCTATCCATATAGGTAAACTTACGACTTATGTTATAACCACACGACCAATATCCATCGGATACGTTGTGTCTACACCAATACTTAGGAGCTATAATTAGATGCGCGTTGCTACAAAATGCTGGAAAATAAGCAAAGCTTGAATTAGATATGATTAACCATTTAGCATTCTTAACTATTGAGTAGTCTTTAGCTAAATCAAAGTGGTATACATTATCCGCTAATTCTGGTAATAACCTCTTTGCCATATCAGGATTCTCAGTAATAACTAAGAACTGCATGTTAGCATTCAAACTAAGCATGTGATATATTGCTTTAACCCAATAATCTCTTGATAAGAATAGTGTAGGATCTGCTTCGTAGTCTCTGATATTCAATACACAAATGTCGTCGCTTCTAAAATCTACACAATCAAATTCAGGTTTTACTTTCAACCAATCTTTAACCTCTTCTCTATAATCCCAAAAATAATCCTCGCCTTGCATAATACCCATAATTTTGGTATTGTCTGCTACATTCAACAAGTCTTCATCTATTAATCTTATATCACAACCATGCGTACGATCGTGTTCTGAATGATCTAATTTTACTCTTGTTTCTTTCTCTGTGTATTCGCTTATGATGCCGTTTATAGACATTCCCATATGTAGATCCATGAAGTATACGCCTTTATCGTTGTATCTTCTGTCTCCAAAGTTTTCCAATCCAGCGTAACCGAACTCATAACCATTTCTTTTGGCTATTGCCCTAGTTGTTACATAAACTGCAAGCTGGTTTCCAAAACCTTGACCGTACATGAATTGAGTGTATATCATATTACTTTTTCCAAAATGAATAAATGCCTTTGTCTAATTCGTATGAAGGCCAAACGAATCTATCTCTATTTGGTTGACGTTGAGCCCATAACCACATATCATATAATCCCTCTTCTAATGTAGTCTTGTGTTTAAAACCAAGAATGTCTTCTGATTTTTGGTATGTAGGAATAGAATGCTTTACTTCGTGTCTTCCTTCTTTGTATTGATACTCTGCTCCGTATTTAATAATATCTCTTAATACTTTATTTGCATCGTTTATAGTCCACTCTTCTACTCCTCCTAAATTGATAATCTCTTTAGATGCTCTTGGTTCTACAGCAGAATTCCACAATGGTTCGACTATGTCGTCGATACAACTGAATGCTCTTGTTTGTGTACCGTCTCCAAAGATTGTCATTGGTTCTCCGTTCATCTGTTGATACATCCAAATACCCAAGACATTGCGATACTTATCCCATATATTCTGCTTACGACCGTATACATTGTGAGGTCTAATGATAGTCCAATCTAAACCGTGTTGTTCGCCTGCAATTTGAATGTCCATCTCGCAAGCATACTTAGCAACTCCGTATGGATCTATTGGCTTAGGCACTTGTGTTTCATCAAATATACCACCGTAACCATGACCGTATACTGCTAACGTAGAAGTAAAGATCAACCTCTTGACATCGTACTTAATGCAGTTGTTTACCACTCTTGCTGTTGCTACTAAGTTGTTATCGTAGTTGTATCTTCTAATGAATGGACTTAAACCTTCTGCTGCGTAAGCTGCGAAGTGGAATACATAGTCAAATTCGTTGGTAGCAAAACAATTCTCAATAGGATGTTCTACTAGATTCATCTGCCAGAATTTAACCTTTGGATTTACATTCTCTAAGTATCCGCCTGATAAATCGTCGATACCTACTACCTCTATTTCTGGTTTATTTTCTATTATCCAATCTGCAAGACTAGATCCCAATAAACCTGCGACTCCTGTTATTAGTACCTTCATATTATTTAATTATTACAGACCATGAACTGTCTGGATATGTATACAATTCTTTGATTAGCCCTTCTTCGTGTAAAATAGTGTAGATGTGTGGTAGATAAAAATCGTGTCCACATAAAATACCATTAACTTTAATCTTATTCTTCCATGCATTAATATCAGATCTAACACTAATTGGATCGTGTTCAGCATCTACGTATACCGCATCTAATGTTCTGTCTTCAAATTCTTTTGCTGCGTCTACACTAGATTTTCTAACTTTGATAATGTTTTTAATATCTGATGTACGTTCTAGGAATATCTTTTCTGCGTCCACAAACAGTTGGTCATGAGAAGGAATTCTGCCAGATTCAGGAACAACATAATCGTAACAATCAATACTATATATTTTTTGAACGTGCATTGCGAATAACATGGTTGAAACGCCTTGAAACGATCCAATCTCTGCCATTACAAACTCGGGTTTAAAGTAGTGTTGTATTAGTTCGTGAAGACCTCTTACGCTATTGTGAGGTTCTAATGCAGCGTGACCCATTCTTGGGATGTTAAATAGCTCTTCTAATCTTTGTTCGTCGTTCATTATAAACTTTTTTGTGTTACTTGATAATAATAATTGTTTCTTCCATGAAATCCAAATGGTATGTTTCCATAATTTTCTGCTACCATGGTTTCATGACTAAATTGCGCAGCTACCTCTATTGGTGCAAACTTACAACCAACCGATTCGTATTTGCTTCTATGATGACAACAAAAGAATCCATCTTCGTGATAGAATCCATAATATTGTTTCCATTCTAAATCTAAATCATTTGCCGCACATAATAGCTTTTTACTTCTCAGTGTAAATCCGCCATTACCCATTCTTTGTATGTTTCCGTCTTGATCTCTAAAAGAGAAATCGTCTTGAGGATATGGCCATAGCGCGCCTATATAATCGTATTGCATCCATTGGTCTTGCCACATATCTGGATTAACCACGTATCCATCGTTCTGAACTAGTAAGCAGTGCGTTGTATCAATGTACTCGTGTAATCTATAAACTATAAAGTGATTGTATTGTTCGTAGTTTAGCGGTTCGCACTTAATGATTTCTACTTGATCGTCTTGTATATCTTCTGGAGTAATTAGGATCGCACGGTCAAACTCTAACTCTCTCATACTATACTTAATAGCCTTAAGAGTTTCGATAGCTTTCGTACCTGCTACAGCAGCGATGGTAACGTTATTTAGTTTCATACTTTTTTCTTATGTAATTTAGCTCTAGTGTTTTTGTTTCTTCTGGTAGAGTCTTACTTAATTGGGTCTCGTGTTCTCTATTTGCAACAGTTACAAAATTACACACAGAAGGTAATCCAAACTTATCATACATTCTTTTATAGTATTCTACATCCATTAACCATATTGTATTCTCATCAAAGTATTCTACTTTTTCATTTTTAAACATTAATACACTAGGAGAACTTATTGTATTTGTTCCGTATTGTATGCTATCATGATACTTTGGGTAAAATTCATTATTCAAATTGATTCCGTCTTTAGTGTGACAACAAGCAGAAACTAACCATTGATTTGTGTTTCCAAAAAAATGAATATACAACCAATGAAGAGAATCGTCATCTACTAAAAAATCGTCTTGAAACAGAATTTTTATGGTTTCTCCTTTGGCTTTTTTTATAGCATTATTTATGTTAATAGAATTAGATCCTCGTCCTTCTGTATTTCTATAATAGTGTATGTCTAAACGATTACTATAATCTTCGCATAATTTTTTTATATCGTCATTTTGACTGTGGTCAGAAACCACTACATCGAAATCTTTAAATGATTGTCTACTTAATATATTAAAAGAATGAGTTAGATATCCAACGCCTCTTCCACTCATTTCATATGTCGGTATACAAATACTAATTAGCGCCATACTTTTTATTTTCTAGAGAATAAAACTCCCATTTGAGGTGCATTTACAAATCCAAATTTGCCTTCGCAGAATATATCAAATTTCCACTCTTTCATTTTTTCTATTATTCTTTCTCTGATCTCTAAGTTGTGATACTCAATAGCTAATTCAGTTACATTTTGTAGATCCTCTGAAGTTATACTATAAAATTTAGTCTCGTGTTCTTCTATGTCACACTTAACAGCATTGATATTATAAGTTTTAATATAATTCATAATATTTTCAGGGCTCTTAATTTCTTCACAAAAGAATAGAGATTTTTCAGAACTCATAATTCCTGTGTCTTGTAAATTTTTGTAATAATCAATTTCTCCTTGAGACATATCTACTCCTACTACGTAGTCTGCTCCCGTGTCTAAGAAATAATTAGGGCTATGCATGTGTGGTTGATCTGTTGCATGTCTACCGCATCCTAAATCTAAAACTCTTTTTTCTTTTGTGATAAAGTGTAGCCAATGGTGTTTAGAATCTTCTGATTCTATTGAATGATTAATCATATAATTGTTTTTTATGTTATTATCCATGATTGAGGGTATAAATCTTTTGTATCGTGAACTCCATTATATGCCGGTCCGAACCACTTCTTTGGAGCTACAACTCTTTTATCGGGGTTTTGATTTAACCATGCACCCCACCAACTAAAACTACTATTGGCTATTACGTTATGGTGGCACATGCTCATCATACACATGTCTACATCAGGTTCGTTTCCTTCCATATAAACAATGTTCTCTTGATCTCCGAATAATTCTTTGGCATATTCTATATCGTCAGAGAATACTAAGAAGCAATAGTTACCATCCATGAAATAGGTCATAGCATTAAAGTAGTAGTCTGCGTCCATTACTGGATGGAATTGTTGAAGTCCTGCATAATCTCCCTTTCTTAAGTGCACAGACACGAATTCTAATTGCATAGGAAATGTTGGAAATGCAGACTCAGCTTTCTTTTTTGTTTCTGAATTGAACTCAAAGAATTCTCTTATTGTTTCGCTACAATGTTCAAAGTACTTCTCTGTTTGAAAATATCCCATTAAATTGGTCTGATCTGGTACTCTAAATAGATCTTGACAAAAATGAAAGTATGGCTCTTGAGCTACGTGTAATGTTTGTATTTCAGATTGTGGTTTCAATGTCAACTTAACGTTATCGAAGTACTTTGGTAAATCAAAATAAACCTCTCTTCTAACTCCGTCTTTGAAATGCTCTACACTTGGCACATCTACATTCTCTTTTGGAAATGCTACATCATGGCCAGTTTTATTAGCTACGCCTACAGTGGAAGCAAACTGAAACATTTGATTGCCTAGCCTTCCAAAATGTCCTATCTTATTATAACTTATCATATCATTTGTTTAACTGCTTCGTAAACTCCTATAGACGGGAAAAATCCTAATGATCCTAATTTACTTGAATCCAAATACATGGACTCTACTTGTACTATCTTGTGAAAGTCTGATGCTTCCATGGTTCCTATATTACTATTAGATCCTATTTCTTGTTTAGCGTAAGCAATAATATCTTTGAATAGTGTCGGCTGTCTTGCAGATCCTAAATTGTATATCTCTCCGTTTTCTCCAAGATCCATAACGAACTTAATACCGGCAACCGCATCGTCAACATGTACGAAGTCTCTATAGAATTCTCCACTGTTATATAAGTTGATATCTCTATCTGCTTTTAATTCTTCTATTAAAAATTGTAATGCATTCTTTTTCTTTGAAGCTTTACCATCTCCTTTTCCTATTACGTTTCCAAGTCTTACTATCTTGTAGTTAATATTAAAAGTCTGGCAGTACGATTCTATTAATTGTTCTGCTGCTAACTTAGTTATAGAATAGAATCCCTTTGGTTTACAAGGAGATGATTCTCTAGCTGGTAAGCGCGTATCGCCGTAAACAAACCAAGAACTAACGAATGTAAACTCTATGTCCTTTCCTTTACAGTTGTCCAATACTTTCATTAGATGTATTAGATTTGTTTCTATGTCTATGAAAGGATTTTCTAATACGTTGTAATTATCGACTGTACTAATTAGGTATAATACTCTATTAGATTTAGGTTGTACTTCGTCTCTTGGTATTAAGACTGAATCCTCTTTGTATTTGTTGTAGAACTTAGATCCAATAAATCCTGTTCCTCCGAATATCGATATCATTATTTAAACTTTTTTACTACTTGTTCAATGTATGCAAACACCTGTTCTGTATAGTGAGGCGCTGCACCTATAAAGAATACCTTGTCTAATACTTTATTTGCTTCAGGATAATTTTTGTAGTCATCCAAGAATGAATAGCCTGGGTGTATTAAGATGTTTCCTGCAAAGTAGTTTCTTGTTTGAATTTTGTTCTCTTCTAAGAATGTAACTAATCTATGTTTCAATCCGTCTTCTTCGCATATAAATGGAGTGCCGAACCAACAAGGATCCGCACTTTCTAATTTAGATGGTGCTCTTAAATTTGGAATGTTATCTGTGAATATCTTTGTTAGTCTTGCTTTAGCAGATCTTCTCTTTGCTTCCATAATAGGCAGTTTTTCTAACTGTTCTAAACCTATCGCTCCTTGTAAATCTAGTGGTTTTAAATTGTAACCCATTTCGCTAAACACATACTTGTGATCTATGACGCCATCGTAATTATCTAACCACTTATCGAATCTGTTTCCACATGTACCGCAAGGCAGTAAGTTAGCAGATCCGATACAATAGCAATCTCTACCCCACCAACTAAGGCTAACGAATAATTTCTTTAGCTCATCGTCGTTAGTACATACCATGCCTCCTTCTCCGGTTGACATATGATGTGCAGGATAAAACGAATTAGAAAAAGCTACGTAGTACTCGCTTAAGTACTTGTCATTCCACTTTGATCCTAAACTATCGCAGTTATCTCCTATCAATTTTAAATTATATTTCTCTGCAATCTCTACCAATTTGTCCATATCTGGAGGGTTACCCAATACTGGAGATACAAAGATGCCTTTCGTTTTATCTGTGATCTTGTCTTCTAATTTTTTTAGATCGAAGTTAAGTGTGTTCCATTCGATATCTACAAACACTGGTTTTAATCTGTGTTGATATAGTACTGATACTGTAGTAGGAAATCCAACTGGAGATACAAGAATTTCGTCATCGTCAACCCAATTAAATCTCTTCTTTAACGCAGCAATCAATACCAAGTTAGCAGAGCTACCTGAGTTTACCATGTGCGAATGCTTAACCTTGAATCTCTTACTAAACTTACTCTCAAACTTATAAACCTTTTCGCCCGTAGTTATCCACTTACCGTTTAAAAAGCTTTCAATAGCTGCTTCAGTTTCTTTGTTATCCCAATAAGGACCTGAGTAGTAGATTGGTGTTTTACCTGGTATAAAGTTCTTTGCGTTGTAAATGTAAGGAGCTACGTGATTACCAACTAACTCTTGTATATTTTCTAGTTTAATCATTTTATGTTTGGGTTGAATATGTAACACTCTAATCTTTCTATCATCCAAGGAGCTGCGTCATCTTCTAATAGAAAATCGCATACCTTTTTATAGAATTCTTTTGATCTTAATTGAGCGTGTTCTTTGGTAATTCCGAAATGTCCGCCAGGCATGAATTCATATTCAGCAGGTTTTTCATCAGCAAATAATAAATCCCAGTATTTGTCAACGTCTATATTTGGATTAGAATCTTGAGGATATCCGTTGCTCTGACAAACTAATACGCGTCCTTCTCCATGTTGTTTAGATGGACTCAACTCCCACATTGTGCCACCTAATGGAGATGGAACTGTTATGGTATTGAAATGAAATCCGTAATAACCTCCTATTTTTAATTGATGCCTAAGGTTTTCAGTGCCATTGTTTACAACGTCTACGATATCTTCCCAATGATCGAAAGGCCAATCTTGACCAAAGAAAGTAATATCTGATAGATTGTCGTAGTTAGTGTATATGTGATTAAAGAATGTGTGTACGCATCTGCCCTTGTTAAGCTCTAATTTAATCTCGTCTTCTCTTTGTTTTGCTTCTTCTCCTTTTCTATAAACAGTAACTTTAATATCTGAATTGAATTTGTCCAACCAATCCAAGTATTTGTCGTACGCTGCTATTACTATTTCTCTTGTCATTATTTTCTAACGTTTGGGTAATTTAATATAAACCATTCTATTGATTCTTTTAAACCTTTCTCCAAAGTGGTGAAATTATATTCTCCTATTATAGATAAAAGTTTGGCGTTAGAAGATGGTTTTCTGTGTTGGCCGTTTGGCTTGTCTGTCAACCACTTTACTTTCCCCTTGAAGTCCATGTGCTCCACAATTAGGTCTACTACTTGCTTAATAGAATACTCAGTTGGATTTGATATGATCACTGGTTCAGTCCCTGTGTATTTCTGGATAAGTAGATCTACTATGTTTGCTACGTCTTTTGAATAAACAAATTCTCTAAGCGGAGTACCATCACCCCATACTTCAAAAGTCTTCTTATTCTTTTTGGCAAGATAGCATTTGTGAATTAACATTGGAATAACGTGGCCAACTTCTAAACTATAGTTATCGCTTGGTCCGTATACGTTGCAAGGAATCACTGAAAAGTATTGTGTACCGTATTGTTTGTTGAATGCCCTGATTTGTACGTCTGCCATTCTCTTAGCGTAAGCGTAAGCAAAGTTTGACGGGTGAGGAGGACCTAATTCTATTTTAGTTTCGTCTAATGGATATTCCACTTTATCTGGAAATACGCACGTTGATAAAAATGAAACTAACTTTGATATCTTTAGTTCGTGACAAGCTTGAATTACATTTGTATTCATTCTAATGTTGTCCATAAAAAAATCAGCAGGAAATTGTATATTAGCTCCAACTCCGCCAACTTTTGCCGCGCAGTGTACTACCACATCTGGCTTGTACATTGATATTGCGAATTTAGCTTTGTCGTAATCTCTTAGATCTCTCTTAGAAGTTAACTTAATTCCTTCGTTAAAAGCAGATCCTATTAATCCTGTTCCTCCGGTAATTACCTTATTCATTAGAATACTCTATTTAATTCTTTCAACCAATATGAAATCATCTCATCTAGCATTGTTTCAAACGTGTAAGTGGGTTTCCAACCTGTGGCCTTCATTAATTTTGTAGGATCTCCCTTTAAATCAGTTAGCTCTTCAGGTCTTAGAAACTTCATGTCCAACTTTACGTAGTCTTCGTAGTTTAATTCTAACTTGCTAAAAACATATTCACATAACTGTCTAACCGAATGTGAAGTACCTGTAGCACAAACAAAATCGTCGGCATCTTCTAATTGTAATATTCTCCACATCGCTTCTACATAATCTTTAGCATGACCCCAATCTCTTGTTGCTTCTAAGTTGCCCAATCTTAATTCTGTTGATTGACCGTAGAATATCTTAACTGCTTCTTTAACCACTTTGTTTGTTACGAAGTTAGTACCTCTTCTTGGCGATTCATGGTTAAATAAGATTCCATTAGATACGAACATGCCATAAGAGTTTCTATAGTTTCTTGTTATGTTGTATCCAAATACTTTAGCACAACCGTAAGGAGATACTGGATTCATCGGTGTTGTCTCTCTTTGAAATCTGTCCTCATCTATGCAGTTACCAAACATTTCCGAAGAAGACGCTTGATATATCTTTGCATTCTTACATGTAGATAGTGCGGCTTCCAATAGATTAAGAGTTCCGATACCAACAGTATTTGCTGTATACACTGGTTGATCGAATGATATTCTTACGTGAGATTGAGCAGCTAAGTTGTATATCTCGTCTGGTTGTACTTTGCTTAACACTCTATTAAGAGAGGCTAAGTCAGTCATATCTGCGTAAGTTAAGTTATCTTTGATCTGATCGTACACTTGAATTCTTGCGGTCTGATTCTCAGCTACCGAGTTTCTCTTTAGTGTGCCGTGCACTTCGTACCCTTTGTCCAATAATAACTCTGCTAAATAACTTCCATCTTGACCATTGATGCCGGTAATTAATGCTACTTTACTCATATAGTGTTGTATAAGGAGTTTTGTAATTCTTGTCTTTTAATATCTTTAGGATGGTATAAAGCCCAATCTTCAAATTCTGCAGGAAATATAGAAGAGGTTTTCCAACCTTCTAGCCTTTCGTGAACTTTTCCAACCCATTGTATTGAAGGGACGTTCTTGCATATTCTTGTTTGATAATCAGGCCAATTCACTCGGCCTTTTTCGTCTACTCTCCAATGCCATGTTTTAATGTGTTCCTCTGTAAGACCTTTAACAGTGTTTACTCTAGGAACTCCATAACATTCTACACTATCATTTGCTTCTAAGACTTGTTTCACTAATTTTAATAGATGCTCAGATAGATATTCGTCAGCATCAATAAAAAAGATGTAATCTCCTGTGCAATTAAGTTTCAGATTGTTTTTAAATGCAGCAAAATCTTTGTTAAGAGGAAATGTAATTGACTTTACTGGATACGCGTCTATAACAAACTTTACTTTGTCTGTAGCGGTATTGTCTAACTGAATAATGATCTCATCCCCTGGATCTTTGCCTTCGATAAGTTGCTTAAGCAGCCTATTTAATTCTTCTGCTTCGTTGTGAGCAGTTATTGCGTAACTTATTTTCATAATCTTTTTTTAATCAAATAATAATATGTACTCGCAAGCTTGGTAATAATCTTTACCAAAGTTTTGTAAGCTAGCAGAATCTGACTTGTGGGTTTTATTTTTAAATCTAGGATTCTCTTTCTCTTCCTCGGTTAACTCTATGCTTTTAATTGCACTCCACTGCCAATCTTCTTTAGAGGTTCCATTAGCAAATACAGTGCCTTTGTTCTCTATGTTTATTACTTGAGGATACCACACTCTTGTTTCTTCGTCTATGTATTTAATGTCCTTATATAATTCTGGGAATTCTGCTTCGTATTGTTCGAAATCAAATTCTCCCTCTCTCATCAAATCACTACTTATAAAACCACAACCAAAGCAAGCATAAACATTGTGGAACTCATTGATTGGAGTTATATAGCACGCATCTTCTGCCTTACATTTAGGGCACGTTGTTAATTGATCAGTCATTTAATAATGTTTTTTCGTTAGATGTTGTATAACTAATTGTACTACCTGATGGAAGATTAGTTGCAGTTGATGTTGTTACAGTACCAAATGATGCTATATATGGATTAGCAACCGTAATATAACCAGTACCAGGAGTTGTTGTAATCGTTGTTCCCGTTGGTGTTTCTGGTCCTCTTGTTGCATTAGGCATTCCAAAAGGATATGTTTGATCATTTACTCCTGCTAATTTCTCTTTTAATATATCCCACTGTTTTGGCGTTATATTAAACTCATGGACTCCTTCGGTAAATCCTCGAAGCCATATTATAAATTCTTTACTTGTCATTTTTAACTTCTATTTTTTTAAGTTTAGGTAAAGTCAATCCTACTTGTTTAGGAATTTTGTCTAAGTAACTAGCCAACACATTCTTCATTTCATCAAAGTTAAACTTAGTTTTTGATTGATGCGCTTGCTTCTTTGCTTTCTCTTCGTATTTAGAATACTTCTCGTATACATCTCTTAAATAGAATTCAGCTTGCTTAACGTCTGGACTGAACCAACCTGATTCCGCTAATATCATATCTTTTACTTGAGCTGATGGATGAACAGCTTTTACTTCACCGCCTACCATACATACATTTTCCATGAATAAGAAATCAGTGTGACCTGACCATGCTGTTGTGATTAATGGTTTCTTAGATAGCGTAAACTCTAACAGAGGTCTACCAAATCCTTCGCCTTTTGTCAAACTAATCATGGCTTTTACTTTACCGTGATTGTATAAGTTGTTAATGTCTTTGTCGTCTAACTCACCATGCAATAGATACACGTTAGGTAAATCTCCAGTTACTGTTGATCTAACGCTATCGATTCTATTCAGCATGTCCTCTCTGTCCATAACAGAAGATCCAGCGCCTGATACTTTTAATATCAATGCAGGTCTATTCTTTTTATTTCTAAATGTTTCTAAGAAAGTCTTTAGCATTAAACCTACATTCTTTCTGTCTTCTCCTAAATCTCCTTGTAACCAATGACCTACAAATAAGTAGCAGAACTCTTCTTTGATCTCGTCTAATGATTGTACTAGATCTGTACCATCTAAATCTTCGTCTGCAACATAGAAGTATTTGTTTAAATCAACTCCTTCAAATAATACCTCTACTGGTTTTTCTAACTTGATATGCTTCGTTACTTGACCTTGTTGATTTCTCTCTTCAAAAGCAGATTGTTGAAATACAGTCTTAGCGTGTTGAGAAGATACTAATGTAACGTTCATTCTGTTTACGCCTTCGGTCCAACTTGCATGACATAACGTGGTTTCTATACCAGCTGTAACGCCGATATTGAATTTGCCGACCGGTTGAAATTCGTTAGGAACTGTGATCTGAATCCATATGTCTGGTTGTTTGCTCATCTGTTGTTTTGCAAGTAATGGTTCTAAGAATCCCCATTCTTCGCTGTGATCTTTTATATATCCCCATGGAGTAGAACCCCATCTTTGAGCGAGTATCTCTATGTCGTATTCGTCTTTCTTTAATTCGTATAACGCTTTTACAAAATCTCTTGCTCTTGCTCCGTAACCTGAATAAGTGTCGATTGGACAACTTATAACACAGTATTGCTTCATATTAATATGTTAATTTATGTACTATTTTTTTTCTTGGTAATTTGTTTATCTTTGTTAATTCAAAAGATTTTCTAGGTTCGAATGTTTCAAAAGTTTGATCAATACACTCTACTACGTTTTCACACATAGTTTCTGCACTCATCTTGGCTTCTGCTGATAATACCCATTCTCTACCAGCGTTTCCTCTCTTTGCTCTCTCTTGTGGATCTAAGTCGTATACTTGTTTGATTGCTTTCGCTACGTCTCTGAAATCACAACGATCGTCAAAGATATACGGAGTTGGAATAGATCCTACAATACTTGAATTTGTTGGGAATACAGGAACTGCCCATTCTCCATGCTTCTTGTAAGTTCCAAAGTGATTAGAGCAGAAGTTTTCATCGAAGTCAATCCAATTACCGTTTTCGTCTTCAAATCTCATTTGGTCTTGCATACCGCCTGTAACGTTTGCTATAATCATTTTACCTGTCATCAAAGACTCGGTTAAAGACAATCCCCAACCTTCGTTAGAAGAAATCAATGCAGTAACATCTGCGATATTATATAGCCAATTTACTTCGTTGCTTGGAATTCTTGCATCATGGAATACGACTTTAACGTATTCTGGATCGCATAATAAATCTCTTACTACCGCTAGATCTGTACCATTATCGTCTCTTACTTGTGTATGTAATAACAATCCGCACTTCTTTGCTTTTTCTCTTCCTATAGATTCACAGAATTCTGCGTAAGCCGCAATCAAATCAGAGGTACTCTTACGTCTAATGTTTCTAGCGTTATAGAATACTACGAATTCTGGTTGATCTTTACCAAATAGCTGTTCACGTTTCTTTTGTACATTAGCGCATTCGTCTTTCATGAATTCGTTGATAGGGAAATACACTTTATGATTGATACCGTGTGGTATGTACTTAAGTATTTTATTTTCTATTCTATCTCCTAATACTAACTTATTAATGTTTAAAGTCTGCTTAGAAATTGCCATCAATGTATCACAAGATTCATAATAAGGCTTGTTGTATAAAGGAGCCGGTAAATCGTCCCATATATTTAAGTAAATCATTGGGATTTTTTTTCTAATCTCACTCTCCATTTGAAACAACCAAATCCAATATCTAGGATCCGTAAAAAACATGATAGCGTCTGGCTTTTCAATTTCAATTAATTGTCTTATCATCTCTTGCGTACCGTATCCGTTGATAGGATAAATAAACACAGAAGAGTCAGGAATACCCATGATATTGTTGGTGTCCTGAGAAATGTCCAATCTTTTACCAGCATCTGGGTGTTCAATGGCACCGCCTAAATTAATCCAATTAAATCTATGAGATGTACCGATTACAATCTCTCTTGCCATGGTAGAAATACCACTTGTCATTCTAATGTCGTCGCACATAAACAGGATCTTTTTTCTTTGATCCTTTGGAATGTAACCTTTAATCATTGTTGTAACTTATTTTATCGCGTTAATAATTTCTGATCCAGTGTAGTAAGTATTGTATTGCTCGTGTAACTTAGCTCTGAAGCCAGAATCAGTAAGATACATATACATCGTTCTCTCCACTATGTCTTGTAAGTTCATCTTAGTTCTTATCGCTGTGATCTTGAAGTCCTCGTATAGAGTCTCGGGTATCTTTACAGACGTAATTACCCTTTTCGTTTTGCTAACCATATTATAATTTATTTACTATAAATATGTAGATAAAGAGTAAATATGAATTTATAACAAAACTTTTTTATCTTTACGGTCGCATATATCTGGCTTGTCTTTGAAAGGGCACCACTTGCAGCCATCCAAATTTTTAGGGTATTCTCTATCGATATACTTGTTGTCTGTGGTAAAACACTCTTTGACAAACGACTCGAAGTCTGCAACTGCGTCTTTTACTTTCTTTGTGCCTTGAGCTGGTATAAACTCTTGAACGTATTTGGTTGGGAAATCAGGACTAATCCAAGGTCTTCTCTTTACTATGAAGAACTTTACTTCTATCTTGTCTATAGGAACGTTTAGCGCTCTTGAGTAGAAGTGTTTGTATAATAGAAGCTGACTGATCTTGTTCTTGTCCTTCTTATCGTTATCGTTCCAACCTTTGGTAGAAGTTTTAATGTCGTAGATCTCGTAAGTCTCAGTATTCTTATTAAAGAATATCAAGTCGATAGATCCTGTCATTATCACATTTGGAATCTCGTCTACTATGTATTGCTCGATTGGAATCTCTATGCCTATGAGTTTAGTGGTTTTGAGATTAAAGTACTCTGATCTTTTCTTTTTAAGGAAATCTAAAATAGTAACTCCGTCTTGAATAAAGTCTTTGAACTCTTCTGGTTTTATAAAGTGTTCGCCTTTTTGTTCTGCTAAAGACTCTTTGTAGTTCTCGTACATTCTCTCTTTGAGTAATTCTCCTAAGTCCATCTCTTCTGCCTTCTTAGCAGACTCTTCGTACATTACTCTCAACCACTCTTGTATAGTTTCGTGACACGCGGTACCAAAGGTTAAGTACACTGAAGGTTTAAATATCTTCAGCTTCTTAACATAGTTCAAATACCATTGATATTGGCATTGCTTGTATATAGAGTACTGCGAATAGGACACAGACTTTTGATACGCATAATTTACTCCCCATACATGTTTAGGCATTGTTTTATTTTTTACCGTCTATAGTAGACTTTATTTTTTGCAAATACAGCACAGCATCCATGTGTTCCTCTATTGCGTGTTGTAACCATTGAGATAAAGATAAATCTTTTCTATCAAGATCAGTGCGGTATTTTAGTTTACCAACTCTTGATCTGTCTATGAATTGATCTATGATACCATCAACAATAGAATCTGTTTTTAAAACCTGTCTTGTATTTTCTGATGTGTATATCACGCTGTCTCCGTATATTTCGCTATTCTTGCTCATCTGCTTTTGATAATTCAGGTGGATAAAAATCTTTATTAACGTTTCCGCATTTTACGCAATAGAAAGTTTGGACTGGAGCCATACCGTCTTGTGCATCACCTGATAAAAATCTACTTACCTTACGAAGTAGCAATCCTGCGTTAAATACATTGTGACCGCATTCATCACATAACCAAGCCGTAGTTTTAGTAAGATCTACTTTTACTTGAAGTTGTTTTTGTTGTTGATTCATTTTTTATTTTTTATAGATTCCCAATATAATTGTCTTACTTTAGCTCCCAATTCAGCATCGTTTGGTGTATACAAAATAGTAGTTTCGTCTACTAAGATTAGTCTGTGACCAGGATTTGGCGTACCTAAAGGATCTACTTCTATAAATGTTTCAGACACTTCTTTGTTTCCTCCGCATTTTTCGCATAATTGTCCAGCACCTTCTACGTAATTAAAACGATAGTCGATGTGATCGTTAAATCTGTAGGCGGTTTCAGCTCCACAGATAACGCATTTTTCAATGGGATTTTTTTGATTTTGTTCTTGCTCTAATGCACAAGAAAGATGGTCTACACCAACAAGATAATCGTACTCTACTTCTGAGG